CACGCAGGTTAGCATCGCGCAGGTTAGCACCGCACAGGTCAGCACCACACAGGTTAGCATCGCACATGTCAGCACCACGCAGGTTAGCATCGCGCAGGTTAGCACCACGCAGGTTAGCACCACGCAGGTTAGCATCGCACATGTCAGCACCACGCAGGTTAGCATCGCACAGGTTAGCTTTACTTCCTTCGTTACTATCTATTAACCATTTACCATGATTTTCTATAATTTCTTGTAATTTTTCTATTGATAATTTTTCCATTTAAAACACTCCTGTATATTATTTAACACCAGTCCAGTCTATCATGCTTTTCCTACCAGTATTATCAACCATCTTTATCGCTTCAACCCATGTACTACGATAACTTTTAACATGTTCTTTGCAATCTGTATGCTTGTCAGCATTGTAAATAGTTTCTTTCTTTTCATGGCAATAGCTTGCTCTTACTTTTAAATGTTTGCATGTACTGCAGTTTTTAACTTCTTCCATATCAATTACCCAACCTTGTAAATCCACCACTAAAACTTCTCGCAGCAGTAGTATAATTTTCATCTTTATTAGCTTCTGCTTTCTTCTTGCACGCCAATCGTTCACTCAACCTACCTTTCACTTCTCCCAAATTTAACTCATGTGCTATTTTTCTAACCAACTCTATACTTACTATTAGTGTAGGTGGTTTCATGCAGTACGTGTCACGTGGTGAGTTGTCATTATGATTATACAGTTTTATATCTTCTGCTTTTAATCCAGTGCGTTTGTGTTTAATTACTTTGTCGTATGTCGACTTTTGTTTTTTTCGTTCTGTATTAATCATTTCGCAACCCCCATATGATACAAGTATTCAATTTCAAAAGTTATTTTTTTAAGTTGTTTTTGAAAATTTGCAATATGTTTACCATTCATTGTTACATCAATTACAATTTGTTCGCGCTTGCTTAATAGTTTTTGTATTGCTGTTTTATTTTTATTTTCGTGTAGCCACTGCATACTTACTAACATTATCTATTAATCCTTTCATGCCGTCTAAAATTAAAATAACACTGTCAAACATTAGATTATTATTTGTTTTTACTGCCCTATTAATACAAAAATATATTAACTGTTTTTGTATCAATAGTGCTACTTTCATTAAAAATAATCCTCCTTTTTATACTTATCAAAAGGAACGGTTGGTGGTATAACGTCTGGATATTCTTCCCATCCGTATTTCTTATGTTCTCCTTTTGGGTCGCTTTCTTGCCAAAACCTTTTATTCCTTGGGTCGAAAGATAATGCTATTTCAATATTCTGTGCGCCATCAGACCTATTTTTTAATATAGTCAATATGTTAGTTAATGGTCTTTCTTCGTCACGCTCTACGCTGAAAACATTATCTGCTCGATTGGTAATATCTCCTGTTCCACTAACATCTTCTTTCTCCAACTTACCTTTTGATTTTTTAGGGTGAGCAACTAAGTATACGTGAACATTATACGTTTTAGCAAAATGTATTAAATCTCCTACAAAATTAGATTGTGCTCTATAGAAATCAGAATCAGTTTTTCCAGTATTAAATTTACTAGTCATAAGGTTATCAACTAAAAATATTTTACAACCATATTTTTTAGCAGCATAAGTAAAAAGTTTTATAATTCCAACGCTTTCATTATTTTCACTATTCATTTCATTGTCATATAACCAAAACTTACCACGATACCAACTTTTTATTTTATCTGATATGTTACGCGGTATGGTATATACGTTTCTATCTCTTGCTTTATCGAAATGATCTTTAATGTGTTTGTTACTGCAAGCCTGCAAATGCACCCAATACTGAAATCTATCTGCCCTTAACTCACCACTATAAGCACAAACTGGTATATTCTGTTCTATTGCTTCTAACATGAATTGACCAAGCAATGTAGACTTTCCTTGACCGCTTTTACCTGTAACTACAGTTAATTCTCCCATTAGAGATCCACCTGTATATTTATCTATGCTTTTAACTCCTGTTAATACTCTCTCTATATTTGTTTGGTCCACAGGAGAAACGTCAGCCAAATCTATTAATCCGTTTATAGGTATTGATCTTGCATTAAAAACCTTCTCTGCTGTCTTATCTTGTCCATCTATAGCCAAACTAACATTAGCATCTTTGTGATTGCAATCTACAACATAGCAACGCCACTCTCCAAGTCTAGTTATTACTTCTCTAACCATTTTCTTTCCAGGTTCATCATTATCTCCCCAAATTATAATCTGATTAAATTGCTCTAACCATTCCCAACATTCTTCAATCCATGTTAAGTCTTGCGATCCACTAGGAACCGATACAACGTTTTCAATTCCGCATTGTTCTAATGCTAGAGCATCAAATTCTCCTTCTGTAATTACTAATGGATTTTCAGGATTGCATAAATCCATTCCCCATAAAACTGGTTTACCTCCTTCTTCTCTCCACGACTTCATTCCGTTACCATTATATTTTTCAGCTTTACGGAATTTGTTCATTACGTTAATGCCATTTTCGTAATAAGGGAAAACTATCAATCCATTACTTTCGCAAACTCCGCGCAACTCCCATATTTCTTTATCAAAACCACGTAACTTTAAATATTTTTCAACTTTTTCTTTCGGTGTTTCTAATACTGTCACTTGTTTTTTGTAATTCTTTTTAGGTGGCTTACGCATTTCGTAATTGGTTTGCCGATTTGATTCTTCGCCAAACTCTTTTAGCAATTGAGAGAAATGTCCTTGTCTGCCACACGAACCACGTTTACAGTTATATGTTTCTTTTTCAATATTCAATGACATTGTGTATTTATCCCTATGAGAACCTCCATTGCAAAAAATACAATACACTGGAATAACTTCATTTCCTTTTTGCTTAAAAGGGCCAAAGTGTCTACGTGCAAACTCTAAAGGATTCATAATTTACTCCCTTATGTATTTAGTTTTAGATTGATTATCAAACGATAACTTTGTTTGTTTTTTTTCTTGCTGTATTTTAGCGGTTAATTGATTAAACTTTTCTCTTAACTTAAAAGTACTTAATATATTACTTTTCCAAAAACTATCTTGTTGACACCAGATAATAACTTTTTTAATAAGTTCAATATCAATTTTATCGCGTTCTACCATTAACCGTATCTCATTTGCCCATTTATCAATATTACCACGCATCACATAATTAGGATTATTATCTTTGATCAATGATTGCAATAAAACGGTTAAAGACATCTGTTCATCCGTAAATTTTAATTTAGGACTAGAAGATTCTATATCTGTATCTAACTCTATATCTGTATCTAACTCTTGGTTGGACATGTTTGACATTGATTGGACAAGTTTAGGACATTGTCCGCCATCTTTTAACTCTTTAACTCGCTGTTTTCTTTTCTGCTCTGCCCAATATGTTTCAGTGCCTAGCATTTTTTCTACTTCATTCATAAAAATAGTATTATCTTGCATAACATCAATCATTTTCAACTCTGTAAATATTTTCATAGCACTTTTTACTTTGTCAATATTGGTATTTGTTATTATTGATAGCATGTTTTCGTCATAAGGTATTGTGTCATTAAATCTAAGATTTCCATCATGATCTACGCTTTCTACTAATAGCTTTAAATAGAAAAGTATGTAATCTTTACCATTTGGCATTGATTCAATAATTTTAATATCGTGGCGTTTAAAAAAATCTTTCTTTAGTTTAAGCCAGTAATATTTTTTAGTTTCGCTCATTTAATTTATCACCATTAATTGAGTTTGCTTTTTTTAACCAGTATCTTTCGTTGTTAGCTTTAACCTTTTCTTTGTTTTTAAGTCTCCACTCTTTATAATATAACCTTCTTGCTTCTGCTGCTGTTTTCAAGTTTTTACCTCCTTGTTATTTATATATTTATTATATCTCTTTGTTTTTATTTTGTCAATCTGTTTTTAAATAAAAAGGGGAAATTAATCCCCCATACTACCATCATCATTATAATAAATACAATCAGTTTCACCTTTGCAATTTTTACAATCACCGCTGCAATATTCTTCTAGTTTTCTGCAATACTTTGCTGTTTTATTTTGGTTGGTGCAGGTTTTACATTGGCATTGTTTTTTCATGTTAGTTACCTTCTTTGTTTATAAAACTTAATATATGTGATATAACATCCACTGTCCAACCATTACCAAGGCATTTATACCGTTGTGCGTTGCTAATGCCATCCGTATATCTATCTTCTAATGTCTGCAACCTCTCGCATTCGATGGGAGTTAGTTTTCTAATGTATCCCTCTATTAATATTCCATGTTTATCTTGTGCGGTTAATGTATAAAATTTATTTCCTTCGCTGAACCTTTGGCCGTTCTGTCTTTTATTAACTCGGTCGGGAGTTATGCAACCAAATAAGTATTGCCCCATCTTAGCAGCCCCACCACCAGCTTCGCCGCATAAGGTTACCGTTTTATTGTGTATGTAATAAACTCTGTTAGCTTGGCTATCTTGCCTAAAATATCCAACTTTTCCTTTTTCAACTTCTTTATCTAATATTTGGAGCGTTTTGTCGAATGGCACTATATACTCCGCTAAACTCTCCATAACAAAATTACCGTTCCAGCTGGAATACTGTCTAGCTGTCATTGTTATAGCTTTGTCAGGGTTTAGCGAACTGTATTTTTTATTTAACTGAAATTCAGCATTATCTTTAAACCACTTAACCCAACTTTCACTAATAATACTATCAATATCAGTTATTTCATGCGTTATATCTTTCAGCATTATTCCTTTATCTTTCGGCTGTGCAACGTCTGGTATGTTTGTCCAGTAAAAGCGTTTGCGATTCTGAGCGCTAACTAAATTACTGTCAATCATAATCGGATCAACCCCTAAATATCCACTAATAACATCTTGATACTCTTTTTTCATTCGCACGTTTTCAAGCAAAAATATTACACTGGGATTAATTGATTTTATGTGTTCTAAAATTTCTGCATAAACAAAGAACAGTTTACTTCGTGGATCATCAAAATTAAGCTGCTTGCCTGCAAAACTGAATCCTTGGCACGGACTACCACCAATTAAAAATCCAATACTTGACCAATCAATATCCCACTCGCGCCATTTTGCAACATCGCCAACTCTAATTATGTTTGGATAGTTTTTTTCTGATACCTTAATTGCGTATTTATCAACTTCACTTGCATAATACTTGTCAATTTTTATTCCTGCACGTTCTAATGCTACCATTCCACACGATATTCCATCAAATAATGATAATACGTTCATATTAATTACCATCCAATAAGTCTAGATAGTGTATTGGTTTAACAATCTTCTTTATGCTGCGACAATAATCGCAATGACCACATTTTTCTGGTTCAACTACACCATTTCTAATATCCATAATCCTTGGTAATTTTAATTCAATTTCTTCTAGTTTTTCTTTAATAAAAGAATTAATGTCCATGAAAATTATGTTTCTGTCCGGTATTTCCTGTTTATCAACTACTAATATAAAACACTCTAAATATTCATCATTATTCATTAGTTCAATAAACTTTGACATTTCTTTTTCTGTATATGTTTTTAAAAATTCTTCAAGTATTTTATCGTAGTTTTGTCTTAATATTTCGGCATAAATAGAAAATTGTAACGGGTAATCGTATTTTTGAATGAATGACATATCATATTTTTTAGTTTCATGATTATAGTACCTTTCATACATTGACTTCGTTGTCTTAATGTCGCAAAACCTACACTCTTTAGCGTTTAATATATCTACTTGAATCTTGAAGTCAACACCGCCAATTTTCCCAGTATAAATGCTTTCTTTTATTCCTTCTCTAATTTTAATAAATGCAGGATCTGTTTTAAAAATATCAATCATAGTATCGCCTAAAGCATATTTAGCAAGTAGAGTACCATCTTTTTTAAACAGTTCGGGTGTATTAGCTATAAACTCTTGCAGGTCACCACTTGACCAATAATGTAAATAATTGCCAAGTAAGAAAGAGGGATTAGGTTTGTCTTGCCATTCTCCTTTTAGTTCTGCTGTCTTTTTTGATGAACAACCTCCATTAAAGTTATCGTATGCTTTTAGTGAACTCGAACCTAAGTACAGGGATTCTGCTTCTTTAGAGAAGTAATTTTTGCGATCTAATATCATTATTAACACTCCTTAATATTTAATTTAAAAGGGAGAATTAACTCCCTAACTGCTACTTAACTTCAATCTCCTTATTAAACGTTTTAAGTTCTTCATCCATAATTTTGTTAAATTCGTCATCAACTGAATCAGCTTCAACCACAATATCATCATCTTGTTGATATAAAATATCTGGAACATTTTTACGCTTTAATTGTTCTCCTTTTTTATTAAATTCGCAATCTGAACTTTCTTCATATGCTTGAGATTGTTCAATGTTTGCAAAGTCTTTTTCTATTTTTTTGGTCAATCTCCGTAATACTGTTTTCTTATATGCTTCTTCTGGTGTCTTACTCCACATTAGCCCATTCTTCATTTTACTAAAATTGTTTCTAATGCCCTCTATTTGCTCTGTACTCATTGTTTCATACTCCATACCACCGTCACTATACAATACGATAGCAAATGCCCCTACAATCTGTTTATTGCTGAATGACAATGGTTTGAAGTTTACAAATTGTTGGCCTTCTTTAATTTCTTCTTCAAAAAAATCACTTTCACGAACTACCTTAGCATAAATGTCTTTAATTTTTCTAATGCTATATTTTTTAGCCATCTTAGTTTCACCCTTGTAATCCGTTTGAAACGTGAGAGTATTTCCGTAAGGAATCGCATAACATTCACGTTGAAAGAAATCCAATCCAAGAAAAGCACCTTTTAAAAGAGTTCTAGCAATTGATACTGGTTGGCACTTTTCAATTTCTTTTGTATCTTGAAGTACTGTCATGCAATTCTGTAAAAATCTTGTTTGGTTAAAATCTTTTGGCATTGCATCTTGTTTGCTTGTAAGTAATGTCATTAGGTTTTTATGAGTTTCTGCTAGAACTAGTTGTTTGTCAGCCATAATTATAAACCGCCTTTAATTTCAAATTTACCATCTTCGTTATCATTAGTAATTGTTGCAAATATTTGTATTGCTTCGCGTTCTTCTGTTGATTCGCATAGTTCTATTATCTTCTTTTGTTCTGACTTATTTAGTTTTTCCATACCGTCAAGGCATAAAACTTTAAATTCTCCCATGCGTTGCAATGCTATCTTGATTGCAGCTTCTAGTTTTTCACCATCTGATAATCCATCTAGCAATATTCCATTAATGCGGATCATTGAATTTTCATCTACTGAAATACCATCAATTGGTAATGTGTGTTGTTTTAATAACTCACTAGGCTTGTTTCTTGCAGTTTCAATAATTTTAGTCAAGGAATCAGAATAAAACTTACTGCTAGCTAGTTTGTTATTTCTTATTTCTAGCATCCTATCCCATTCTCGCAAATATGATTGCATTTTAGCAACTTTATCCGCTTCAATCTGCAATGGTTCTACTTCAATTTCTTTATGAGTTTTCAACCATTCGGTCGCAATACCGACACGTGAATTTTCATTTTCAATTAATGATTCCAATTGTTGTTCTTCTGCTTTTAATTCTTGTTTTTCTAACTCTGATACCGATAATAATTCTTGTTCTTTTGCTGATATTTTATTGTTGTTAATATTTATAACTTCTTTTTGTTCGTTAATTTCTTTATTTATTTCCTTAACTATTTCAATTCCAATATGTGAGTATCTTCTTTTAATTTCTTCTATTTCTTCATTCATTCTTAAAGTTGATTTATTTTGTTCTATTTCTAACTTATCAGCAGAAGAATTTATTACATTGTTTGACTTTTCAATTTTACCTTTAGTTGATTCAATAATATCTTTAATATATTGACGTTGTTCTGTGAACTTAATGCCAATTTTTCTTTTATTGTTTTCTGTATTAATTTTAAGTGATTCAATTTTTTCTGTAATAGTATTTCGTAATTCGTTTGCCTTAATAATTGCGTTGTTAATCTTCTCCGCTTCGGAAACTTTATTGTAATATTCTTGTATTTTTAATTCCTGCCATTCTTTACCGTCATAATTAGGTGGCAACTCTGATTCAATTCCCTTTACTTGTCCTTCCAGTAACTTGATTTCTCTGTTTACTTCTTCTCGTTGTTTAAAATTGCGAACTTCTATATCTTTTAAAACCTGCAATAAATGCTTGGAAGTGTTTACGTTGCTTAAAACGTCTTGCCCAAACCATCCGTTAATTTCTTCGTCGGTATAATTCATTTTAATCATACCTAAAATAATTTCAGTTTGTTTTTTGGCATCCATGGTTATGAAATCTAGTGGTCTAAATATATCACCGCTTACTAGTTTTCTTAATTCAGTTTCGGTTGACTTGATGCCTTCTCCTTTTTGTCTTAGCTTAAGATAATCGGCTTTTTCATTTCTGATTCTGCGATCAACTTCTAATCCTGTGTCTGTTTCAATAAATAGCGTAGATTCATCTGCTCCATGCCTAATAACCTCGGTCCGTCTATTGTTATTACTAATGGTTTTTTCTATGCCTTCTAAAATACTAGATTTGCCACTGCCTTTTACACCTTCAAAAATGTTAAGCATACCTGGATTATAATTTAATTCGTCAATACCTATAAAATTAGTCATTTTTAAAGTTTTAATAATCATTATTTACACACTCCATTTATTTTATTTTTAGCATCTGTTAATATTTCATAAAAACTTCTACCATTTCCGTTTTCTTTATCTTGTTTTTCAATATACTTTTTAAATAATTTGTTATTGTTGTTAAAATCAGCAACACAGCTTACTTGTCCAATTTTTATCATTTGTTAAACCTCCACAAATTCACCATTTTCTAATTTATAATAAATATTTTCTTTTAAAATTTCACCATCAATTTGCGATGATTTAACACATAATGGGACTTGTTTATTTATTGAATTATCATATTCCCATTCTGCAAGTGTTATCCACGTTCCAGTTATTCCTTTAATTTTATTATTAATACCGATTCCTGCCACTACTGAATATTTACCATCCACTGCTAATTGGGCATATTCTCCGCTACTTGCTAACTTGGCATAATCTCCGCTACTTGCTAACTTGGCAGAATCTCCGCTACTTGCTAATTGGGCATATTCTCCGATACTTGCTAACTTGGCAGAATATCCGCTACTTGCTAACTTGGCATATTCTCCGCTACTTGCTAACTTGGCAGAATCTCCGCTACTTGCTAACTTGGCAGAATCTCCGCTACTTGCTAATTGGGCATATTCTCCGCTACTTGCTAACTTGGCATATTCTCCGCTACTTGCTAACTTGGCAGAATCTCCGCTACTTGATAACTGGGATTTTTTTTTATTATTATCAGTGTTTTGTTCTTGCTTACAACATTCGCTAACGTATTCTATTGATGCTTTAATAAATCTAGGTAAATTTAATTTAATACCAATTTTTAATTTATTAGTAACTGATTTGTTATCTTCTTTTTTAACTTCTCCAACTGCTTCAACAATTGCAAATTCGCTGTTACATAAATCGTAATAATTCAAAACATCTAATGGATTTTCGCAAAAATGAAATCCGCTATTACAAGGTATAAAATCACCTTTATGTTCATAAGTTTTACCTTCTTCAAATTGAAACCCTCTACACACTAAACCTTTATCAAATGCCTTAAATCCAACTACCATTTTAATATCCTCCTTTTATTGATAAAAATACTAATGATGCTAAACAAGCTATTGTAAACATTACTAAAACAATTGGTATTGCAAAGTTACTACAAATGAAATCATGCCACTTTCTAGTTCCTTTTAGTATGTATCGGTTATTTCTTATTTGTTTGTTCATTATTTAACACCCCTATCTCTTTTCCATTCTATTGCTTCTTTATCTTTAGGCGATGGGCAAAAGTTGATAATATGGCAAGCAATACATTCATTTGGTTTTCTTGGATCTTCTTCACAAGGTCTGTTTTCTTTTTCATTATTCAAAACATTACCTCCTTATAATTTACCATCTAATAACAGTTTTTCAAATTCTGATTTTTTAATCTTCCATGTTATCCTATTTCCTACTTTAAATTGTACACATGGCAATGTTCCACTTTTGCAGTATGAATAAATTGTTTGTACTGTAACCCCTAGTTGTCTTGAAGCATCACTTACTTTTATATAATCCATTTGATCACCACCTTTTGTATATTTGTTTTACCTCTTGTCCTTATATTACTTTAAAGTTTAACTAATGTCAATATAAATTTTATAAGTTTTTATATAAAGTTTAAAGTTAATTAATAAACAAAAACCACCTACAATTAAGCAAGTGGCATAATGACTACTTTTTAAATATCATGTATAGTAATCCAATTCCTATGATATCGCGTTCAAATGTTAACTTTTTAATTTTAAATTTTTCCGCTTGTTCTAGCTTCTCCCAATATTCGTTTGCAATCTTTAAGGATTTCTCCGCTTGTTCTATTGAGTTCCCTGCTATCATTAATTGTTGATTCAATTTCATTATTTGTTGATCTGATATTGTTATTTGATTGTTTGATTTCTGTAATAATTGATTTACTTGCTGCAATTGCTTCTCCTGCTCGTTGTTGTTGATCTCCAACTGATTTATATTGTTCTCTAACTGTGTTAGTTGTGATTCTGTCAACTGATACGTTGCTGTTGCTTCGCATATCCCATGCAACGACAATACCAATAAGCAGCAAAATAACAAAGATGATATTAGTTTTTTCATTCGCAGCCCCTTCTTTTATTTTTTTTATAATATCCATTATAAATCACATGCTCTAATAGTATTCATAATTTTACTAGCGTAGTAAATATCAGTAGCATATACACCACTAATTCCATTAACGAATGATTCTAAGTTTTGATCTTCCTTATATTGATCGCTAAACTCTTTATATGGCCCCCAAATCATAAGATGACACCAATCGTTTATAGCATCGCCAATATCATTATAAGACTGGAATTTTGCTGTGATGGTATATAGGTTTCCGGTTCCATCATCTTCCTGTGTTTTAACTTCCACATATTCACCTTCACCACCCCATTTGCGACCAAAAATATTATAACCGCCATTACCTATTCCGTAACGTCCCCATTCGCTTTCAATTGCCCCCTGTGCAACACAACAAGCATATGGTAACCCATAATTACCACATACCTCTTTTGATTTTTCTGTTATCATTTCTAAATACTGATCTGCTGTCATTAATCATCACTCCCATTACTAAATTTACTATACTCTGGACAAACATTATTTAATTCGCTTGCTGAATACCAAACTGTTCCGCAATATTTACATATAAATTCTATCATAATTTTTCGCCTTGTTTGCTGTTATTTACGCTATCGTCCCTTTTATCAGCAAATACATATAACCTTACCACTCCGTAAAATGCTGTCAGACGGTCAAGATCGTACTTGTGGTCGACGTTATTAAAAAAGCAATACAACCATAAACAAGCAAATATTAAATCTGATATATGGACGTTTTTAATTAGTTCTTTAAACATGTTATTCCTCCTTTGTTTTATTATAGCATAAAGAAAAAAGTATTGAAATTAATCAATACTTAAAATAAGTTTAAAGTTTAATATAAGAAACATTAATATATTCTTCGGACCATTCTTGTGTTCTTTCTAAACAATATTCGTTAATTTCTTCTTCTGTTAACCATTCTAGTTCTTCATCTTCTATTACAATGTAATCTTCTTGTTCTGCTCCTCTGTACCCAATTGATAATTTTACTTTTATTTTCATGTTATTTTACTCCTTACATATTGGTATTTAAATAAAAATAACGAATCTCCATTATTTATTAAATAAATTTGCTGTTTGTGCAAGTTTTTTAATTCTTCAATTAATTGTTTTTCTATTTTCATTATTTTTACCACATTATTATTATTTTAAAGCCTTGCTACGCTTCCATATTTATCTTGTGATGTGTTTTATTTGTTTGTGTATATGCTTGTATCAACTTGCATTAAAACTACCTAATATTATACACTCTTCGTTTGTTTTTATTTCTTGAACTTTAAATTATCCTTGTGTTTCTTTAATAGCCATTTGCAACGCACTGTTTTTATTTTCTGCACAAATTACAAACGAATCATATTCATTATCTCCATATTCATCAGTTATTGTTAGTAAATATAAATTCATTACTTTTGCTTTTTCTTTGTTTTTTAATATTTCAAATTTATCGTTTGCTTGTTTTTTACCTTTAATTTTATAAGTGTGATAAATACCTTTAATACACTTATATTCTTTATTCGTGGTTGCACCTTCCTTATTGTACTTAACTTATTTTACAATTAACTCTTATTTCACTCTCGCTGTGCGGTAATGATTCTTTTAAAACATCAATCATTTTTCTCTGAATTTTTATCAATCTTCCGTTTTCTTTATAACTTAATTTAAATAAGCACATATCGAAACTTTTTTTAATCTTATCGAAGTATTTCACTTTACATATATTATTCCTTGGATAAATACGTTCTTTAGAATCCTTATGTATAAAATCCCCACGTTTATTCACCATGTATGGATATTTAATTCCGTCAATTATTGCATCGTACCACCTATACTGTAATTTACACCATTTTTCAATATCGTAATACTCATATTCTTTATCTGTTAGATAGTATTCAGCTAACATTTTTTCAAAAGTTGTTTTATTGATAGAGTATGAACAATACACGTAACAATTTTGTAACGATTCCAATGTTCCACACCCAACACCAATAAACTCGCCATGTTTTTTATAACTACCACAAGTAAACCAATGGTTTTTAATTTTAGTTTCTGTTCCATCTTTCATTTTTAGAGTTAATTCTCTACCTGCAAAAGCATTCCCAAATGATTCATAATACAAATGTTCACTAAAGATAATATTTCCATCGTTGTCAATTGCTGATCCAATATAATCACTACCTATTTTTTCATAAGTAAGTTCCGGTATTTCGTCAAACATAACATAATAACGATTATCTTGATTTCTGTATAGTTTTAATATTTTCATTATTAATTTACCTCCTAACTTATCTCATAAATTCTATTTTTAATTATTCCGTCACTGATAAAGTGCATTAGGTTATGATCACAATTAACACTACTGAAATACTTATCAATTATATCTTGCATATTTTCAAAACCTAAACTGTATTCAATGAAAATATCATTCAATGTGTTATCTATTTCTTTGTTCTGTTCTGCTATATGTCTATGGTACTTTTTATTGTATTTTTCAAAGTAACATTCAGCAAAATATTTCCTAGTCTCGTTAATTTTAAATCTAAATTTTAATGGTTCAATACATGAAGTACCTTTTTTATCAAAAATGGTACCATTGTCATTATAGTTATTATTATGTTCATTATTATTTAGTTTAGGTAAATACTTAGTAGTATGTCCTTTTCGGTTTTCCGCTTTTCCGTTTTCCGCTTTTGGCGTTTCGGATACGATATACTCATAACCTGCGAATCTGTTGGTGATTTCTTCTCTTAGTATTTTTCTTTCAATGTATCCTGCCGTTATTAATTCTTTAATACCTGTATTGGTTGACTTTATTCCATCTTTTGTATGTTTTGATAATTCTTCAATATAAACTTTCCAATCGTCAGGCAAACTTAGCAAATATGTTAATATTCCTTTTGCTTTCCAAGATAACGAAATATCATCTAAACACGCTTTATTCATTATTAAATATGGATTGTTTTTATCCTTGCTAACTCTTATTACTGACATACTACACCTCTAAAAGTTTTAAAATAGTAGATTCTTTAATTAACCACTTGCCACCAATTTTAGTTGCTTCAATTTCGCCTCTACTTAACTTTTGTGCCAAATAAGCAATGTTGTAGTGAAGTATTTCGGCTGCTTGCTTTACTGTGTATGTTTTCATTTGTTCACCTCATAAACTTATAATACCACATATAAAAACATAACACAACATATTTTATTAATATAATTAATAACAAAAAAAGTAGTATAATTAATAAGGGGTGATAAAATGGAATACATTGGTTTTATAAAGTTCAACTAGAAAAACATTAACAAAAATTCATTACCAGGGAACAGCCTAACACAAATATGTAAGATGCCAAACATAACAGAAGGTAATTTAGGAGCAAGATGTTTGCTAACCAATTACGGCAGTATAGCAGAAGAAATCATAATGTCTGACAGTTTTGGAGAAATGACAGTAGTTAAATAGAAAAAAAGCGGGGCAATTACGCCATGCTTTTTATTCTTTCTCAATCCACCAACTATGTTCTTTTTATTTATCTTTAATTTTCAAATTAGTAGTAAGATCAATAAATTGTTGTTCTGTCAGTCGTATTTCCGCTTTAATTAATATCTTTTCTAAGTTTTTTGTATTTGATACTGTTTCATACTTAACATATATAGGCCTATGCATTTTAATAGTTGTATTTTTAACTCCGTACGAATATGATAATCCGCAAAATACGAATACAATTACAACTATTAAAATATAATTAACTATTATTTTAACTTTATTGTTAACTAACATTTTAACCCCCTAATGCTTCATCATGCTATAAATTGATATTAATATAGCAACTGCCGATATACAGGTAGTTATTAGATACTGGTTTGAATCTTTGCGATCCTTTAACTCATCAACAAGTGAACTAACGGAACTAGCAAGCGTAGACAAAATAGTCTCTAATGTCCTAATGCGTGGCTCGTGTTGCAATTTTTCACTTTCCTCCGATCTTACTTTTATAGTTGCCACGTCAACTGATAGGTCATCCAACTTACGCGATATTCTTTCTGCTAAAACATTATCCATCCTTACCTCCTATTAATATATATTCCATCCATCGTTACTAGTTGCAAAAGGATCGTTGCCTGCATTAATTTGAAAAACCTTATTTGGATAATCAGCAATTAAGTAATTCCAACTTTCACGGGCGGTTCTAATTTCTGCATCGTTACCTGTTAGGATTCCGTCTGATACCATGTTAGTTAACTTTGTTTTATTGATAGACAATGTTGCATCTAAATTATTAATACGTTGTTGTTTTATTTCTTCCTGCGTTATTGGTACTTGCACTTGTTGTATTGGTTGTTCAACAATAATTTGTTTTTCTTTTAATTCTCCGTTAATATATTCATATTTTGTCCAATCAATGGGATTACCGTCACCAAAGGTTATATATCCATCAGGTTTGTTATTAACATCTGTGTGAATTAATTTACCTTCATTAAATAGATAATAATATTTATCCATTATATCCCTCCTACCATTGCTTGGTTTTTATTTTTTGCTACGCCATCCCATGCAGTATAACCACTTGGTACTGTAGTTGGATTGCAGTTTAGTGTTGCTATGCCGTTATTCGCTCCACTTGCGTATCCCAAGAAGGGGAATAGTGCCCCATTGGGCAATGTCGTAAAAGCATTAGCTCCGTTTGCAAAGAAAACGCCATTTTTGCTAAATTTAATGGTTCTCTTATCTAAATCAACAGCTACGCCTATAACATCACCAGTCACAAAAATAGTACCATATGCTAAATTGCCTGGATATATAGAACCATTAAAAGGTGCTATGCTTCGTTGATTAATATCAGTTTCCTGATCTTGATTGAGATTTAATGTCGTATTTGCCACACCCATTAACATGGCATTTCCACCTGCTCCAGTCCCTCCATTATGTATAATATCAAAACACCAAGAACCAGCAGAATGAGAAGTTGTCCCCCTTACACCTGTAGCAGCGGAAACCTGCGCTGTTAAACTATTATTAGACAATATAACTCCTGCGCTTTTGTCTGCAGGATTCCACGTTGTAATCATTACCTATTCACCCACTTTTGATTGCACAAAATTTGACAAGTTGATAATCCATCTCCGCTAACCGTATAAGTAAATAGATCATCACTTGTACCTGTTACCGTTGCAGAATAGGTTAAAGTACTTTTGCCACTAGCTGATATCGATATCGTACCGACTGTAGTTACCCCTTGTTTGACCGTAATAGTTGTTGCTGTACTTGGTGTACCAATGCAATAAAAATCAGTTGTAGCCATTGTTCCGTTCCTACAAAGCGGTATTGTGATTATTTGACCTGCCGTAGTAGGATTTGCTAATATAAATTGTTGTATCCATTGTTGGTTATTTAATGATTCTAGACTTTTAGCTGGTGCAGTTCTAGCATCTGATTTACCAGTAACTAGTTTTTGTAAACTAATAATGCCAGTTAAAAGAGTTGTTAGGTTTCCGCTATATGACGAAAGTAACGTTGCATCGGTTAAAGTCCTATTGCCAATTGCCAAGTCAGTCGCAGAATTATTAGCAATTGTATCTGCCAATGTTGCATGATTTACAATTCCATCATCATTAGTGTCGTAAACTGTTTTTAACATATCTCCTATTCCTGTACCGTCTGCACCTTTTGCAACACCTGCATCGATAGTGGATGAATCGCTAAATGTTAATATTAAATGACCAGATCCATCGATGTTAGCACCTGTAATACTAACACCATTGGTTCCATTTGCCCCTTTAACAAGTCCAACATCAATAATAGTACTATCCGTTAAGGTAATCAATAAATGACCACTGAGGTCAATTGAAGCACTAACAATGCCAATTCCGTTATCACCATTAGAGCCATTTAATCCCGCAAAGTAAGTAAGTCCATTCCACGGAGTAACTCCATTTCCTATTTTCATTTTAATAGGTGTAGTATCTAAAGTGAACGCTAATTCCCTTTGTACTAATATAGGGTTAACGGATTGCCAATTTGATTCTATATCACCACGCATCTGAATTATATCAGCCATAATAAACCTCCTTTAAATTTCTACTTTACATGAAAATTGAACATCACCAGCAACTGATAAGAAATATACTCCGAATTTTATTGTTATATTTGTTGCATCTACTGCTAATATTTGATTAGGTATTACATCAAACATTCCGCTATTAGTTCTAGCGGTAACAGTGCATTTCCAGATAGATGGAGTAGAAACGCATCCATGGGAAATAGTACCTGACTTTTGACCATCGCTGGAAACAGCTACATTTCCAACGGCATATCCATCTGTTTTTAATCCTGTGTTATTTGACCATTTAAATTTATTCAAACGATCTGTTCCGGTAACTGACAGAGTTCCTACTAATTTGTTGTTTGATATAACGAAAGGTCCACCACTTGCTCCGTCAGTTAAAGCTAAACAAATATTACTGTTAATATGCTTACCATTTGTTATTGATACGTTTTTAGTTTGATTATACAAACAATCGCAGTTTGTTATATTGGTAAAACTGTTATTATCTTCTGTTACGTTATCAACCCAACTACCTAAATTTATTCCGTATCCACTGTACCCTATCTTATTATTAGAAATAACTATGTCGTTTATCGCAGTTGGCGTTGACCCTGCATAGATACCTACGCCTGTACTTCCACCAGTTGCAGCAGCTATATAATTACCATTGATTACAGCTTGCTGAACACCAGTTATTCCACCATTTAAATAAATACAAGAACTTCCGCATTGATCTAACATATTATTAGAAATATTAATAAATAATACATCTTGAACATTAACTTGGTACGATCCAGTGGTTATTAAAGTGCTATCTAATAACCATATTCCTTCTGCTCTTGCACCTACAACAGAAGAAGCAACCTTTACACCTTGTCCGATTCCTCCCATATATGTACGTCTTACACCAGAATTTATTAATATTCCAGCTGTTGTTCTGCGTACGTGTACGCAATACGCACTAGCATTAGTATTTGTCATATAGCAATCTTCTATAAATGTATTTGAAGAATTTATTTCTATTATATCAGAAGAATTACTTGTTAAGTTTTCAAAATAACATTCAACAACTTTATGCCCTAATCCATTTTGGAAATTCATAATTTTACCAGAAGTTCCACCATGTTTTAATGCAATTCCAACAAAACTAGCAAAGTAATTTGCAGTAACATTAAACATATCACCTGCATTAGTTTTGTATATCATTGTTGATTGTGACCATGATTGCCCACCGACAAGCGTAGTGCTGTTTACAGAGATATTCAACGTAGATGTTACCCTATATATACCATCTGGGAAATATATTGCACCTCCTGCATTTAATGCTGCTTGAATAGCACTTGTATCGTCTGCTATATTGTCACCAATTGCACCATAATTCTTAACACTATTAATTTGACTATTCCACCTTGTCTTTTCAAAATCAGTTACAAACCTGTTATTTAAATCCTGCGATATAATGCTTGGTGGATGGGTTAATGGGTGAATATATCCTTCATAATATCCCATATCATTCCATCTAGTAATTCCATTGCCTATTTTTTGTTTCCAAGGAACAGTATCTGTTACATATCCGATTTGTCCATCAGCTAGAATAGGATTAGCACTAGCCCATTCCGCTTCTATGTCTCTCCTTTGTTGCATTATATTACCCATTGGCTCCCCCTCCATCATACTTTTGCTTGTCTAAATAAACGCTTCTAGAATTTCCACCATCAATAGATTTACTATCAATAGTACCAAACTTAATAGTATTTTCTAGTGCTGTTCCGTCTTCATTCCACCCTAGTACATAACCTGCTACTGGATTTGGTAGCACTTTACTTACTGAATCTTCGGAAGTAACCGAGAATTTTAATGTCCTGCTTAATTCATCATGTAATTGTTGGTCAATAATAGTTGACTTATCCAATGATCCTTCAACTGTTTTTGCAAAGTACGCCCCTTGATTTGGTAGTGTAACCTCTTGCGTAATTGGTACTTGTCTAAAAATAGTTATTTTTGTAGTTGAAGCAATAGCTGATCCAGTTATTGGATATATAACATATCCACTTGATACGTTTACAGAGTAATTAGATGTTAATAACGTGTCAATTCCTGTTTCTATATCTGTTAAAATAATTTGCAGGTCGCTAGATTTGAATATTTTAAATGTAAATGGGAATTGTTTGGTTAATGAGTTTCCTATATATGTTATTTTATTGGAACTATTTGTAACTGTCATGTATATTCCTCCTTGTTTATTTATAATTATACAGTATAATCAATGAATTATACATGTAAATTTATTTGACAATACGTACCGAGTACGATATAATAACGAATGAGAGGTGATAATAAATGCAAACAACAGACAGGATGGAAATAAGATTACCAAAAGAACTAAAAAAAGAATTTAAAAAATGGTGTGACGAAACCGTTACAACTCCAAGCGATGAAATTAGACGGTATATTGCTAGATTAATTAAGAAAGAAGGTAAATAATATGAATGAATTATTAACAATAGGAAATAATAACAAAGCGGTAACTAGCAGTAGGAAAATTGCTAAAAATTTTGGTAAAGAGCATAAGCACATAATGGAATCAATAAGGGTATTAGAAACTCAAATTAGTACGGTCGAATTTTCGACCCTATTTGAAACAAGGAGTTACGTAGCTTCAAACGGAAAAGTAAACCCAGAATATATTATAAACAGAGACGGATTTACATTGCTTGCAATGGGTTTCACTGGTAAAAATGCTACCGAATGGAAGATGAAGTATATCAAAGCGTTTAATAGTATGGAAAAGAAATTAACAGTTATTTATGAAAATGAAGTTAATAGTAAAATTAAAGAATTAAATACCACATTAGACGAAGTAAAACAATATTACAGGTTTCCACATTCGGCAAAGATCAACTTTAACAAGCGTATAAAATCAAAGCTCGGCGAAGAATGTACAAAATCGGAAGTAGAAGACGTTAAAGAATATGTATTTACTTTATTGGCAATTGACACTTGGGAAGATTTGCCGTTAGACAAGCGAACTAATGTGATTGATTTAATTGATAGAAGATGTAATATTATTGTAAATACTCGTAAAAACTTATTTAATTGGGATAAAATGTAGTATAGTTTAAATAAAAAAAGGGGGGTGATTTTAGGTGAGTTGTTTAGTAGGATTGCTATGCAGTATAATAACAGTATTAATAATGCCATGGGGAAAGGTTGGCCCTTTATTTGGAGCGATAATGGCAACAGCGGTATTTTATATAGCTACTATATGGTGTAGTATTGAAATGGATGAAAATTAGAGAGCGAATTAACGCTCTCTTTTTATTTGCCTAATGCTTTTAAAATTATAGCATTATGTTTTATTTGTAATTCATCAATTTTAGATCTCTTAGTATCAGCATCTAGTTTTGTATCTGCTAAAACTAATTTAACCTTCTTGTAATTATCTTGTAGTTTTTCATTTGCCGTTCTATATTTTCTTAATTCCCCTGCAACTACTCCTTTCTTACCAGTTTCATCGTGTTCCTGTTCTAATGTTTTCATTTTGTCATAAAATTGTTCTGTACTTTGTGATAGTTTACCTGCATTTTTACTAAATAATGTTTTAATTACTGGTTGTTCTGTAAATTGTTTTGTAGGTAATTCATTTTTAGTACCAGATATTTCATTAATCATTTTATCAGCACCTAATACCATAAACCCTGCAAGACCGCCACCTATATTGGAAATTGCATTATCAATTAACATTGGAGATTTATTTGTTTTATCTCCTATTAATTTAGCTGTTTCGGATGTGTAAGAGTTAAATTGCTTGCTTGGTGTTGTATTTTTCAATGATTGCGGTACAATTTGTTTCTCTTTGAATACAGAGTAGCCACTAACCCATTCTCCAACCGTTAAGGCTGTAGTAGGAATTAAGTTAGGAACAAAACTACCACCAGTATTTTGCAAAAACTTTTGTATGCTTCTAGGATTAACATTATACATGTGTCTAATTGCTTCTTCGGTAGTATTGGCAAACGTATTAAGTCCTAGTGGCTTTGGTATTCTTAATAATTTATCGCCAGTTCTAATAATCCAAAAAGTATCTTTTTCATAATCAGGAAGTTCTTGAATATCTTTGTCGTTTAATCCTAGTAAAGTAATAACGACAGTTGGCAATACCAAGGCCATAGTTATTTTTTTACTAACTCCTTTAGGGTCTTTGTAAAATTCGCGGGCCATTTTATCAGTACCTTGGATTGCAGCATTGAAGAACGGTATCATTTGATTAATGACTTGACCTTCTGATCCATGACGTGAAAAGTTAAGTGTAATTTCTTGCGCAGCTAATGCAGCTTCTTCGATTGATTTACCTGCTTTTTTTGCTTTCATGTATTCGCCTAGTCTTGTGCCTGTCTCTGACATGTCGGTTAACCATTGTAATCCTCCTAGTAATGATCTAAACGCTTCTTTAGGTAATTTTGATGGTTCTATAATTGCTGTTTTTCCCATAGTTTTAATAGATTCAATTGGATTTTCAAATGACTTACCTTTCATAGCATCTTGTATTTTTGTATTCATAGCTTGTCTATCGGAGTTTAGGTATGACGACATTATTGCACCGCTTGATTTGTACTCATTGTACATTTTTTCATTACCAAACATTGCAAATACACCTCGTACAGTATCAACAACGGGAACAAATCCATGTTTTGAATATACATATGCTTCTAATGTATCTTTAATCGGATTCTTAATAAAGAACTCTGGACTTAAAATTGCCCCTGTACGCAACCATTTTGCTTGATATGACATTAGCTTTACCATTGCATTACTACTTGATTCACTCACTGACATAATTGCTCTGTAGTATTCTGGTTCTGTGGCGTATGCCTGTTTTTTACCACCTGTCATTACTGTAAATATGCTATTTTTAGCATCTGCATCGCCTGGTACTTTTTCAACAAAACGTCCTGCTCCGTTAACGTCTGATAATTTAACAAACGCTTGGGCTACCCTATTCCTTTCAATAACATTTAACGTCGAATATGTGTCGATTATAGCTGATTCAAGGGGACTAATAACCGATCTAGCTGATCCGTATTCAGTTAGCTTTTGTTGCTTATCTGAAATGTTACCAAATCCTTCTCCTTTTCCCTTGCCTTTTACTTTTGACACTGTGTCCTCGAAATCTCTAGACATATGTGCATAGTTTTGATTATTTTTTTTCATTTCTGCATATTCTGTTGCACTGGTTAATCCTTCTGCAACTCTCATTCTCATAATGTTATCATTGTAATTATAAAAGTCTTGTGCAATATCTTCAAATTCCTTAGGTGAATCTTTTAAAACAATTGCAGCATCTTCCTTACTCATTGAACCTACATATTTTTCTTTAGTTTTTTGTATTTCTGTTTGGCGTTTTGCAACTAAATAAGTGTCAAATGCTTCATTCCAATTTTTAAAGTTTCCTTCTTTTAGGAATGTTTGATATTTTTTGTCTGTTACTTCACTACTGATTCTATCTATAATTGATCTAAAAGTTACATCGTGAACCAATGCACCACCAAAATGAACGTTTAACAATTCAATAGCCATTACAGGATTTAATTCATTTACTATAATATCAGCTTTAGCCATTGCGGAATTGTTTGCCAATCTTGCTAATTTTTCTGGATTATCTTTTGTTCCTAATTTAGTACCAGTTGCTTTTTCAAACGCTTTTACAAATCTAGTTAATCCAAACTTATCATCTACCATTTTTTCGTAAAACTTAACTCCGACTTCCTCTGCACGTTTTAAAATTGTATTTTCGTGTTCATAGCCAAATGATAATCCACTACGAGCCCTTGCAATAGATGGTTGTGCATACCATGCTCGAATCTTATTACCAATGTTTTCTACCGACTTAAATAGTTTTTTATCAGCGGATAACTTAGCAACAAATTCTGGGCCATAACTAGGGAAATTATTTAATGCTTCTTGCTTATTGATTAGGTATTGCCTAGTAAACTCTGCAACTCCTTCTGCTCTGCGCTGTTCTGGTGTATATGAGTCGTATTCTTTTGCTCCTGACCACATTTTATCAGCGGTTCCTATTAATTCAGCATCGTGACCAGTGATTTTTAGTTTTGAATCTACATGATGACCTATTTCGTGGGACATTGTGTCAAAGTCACCATAGTTTCTTGTTCTTGCAACTCCTGCTTCTGTTTTATATAATCCCTCATAGGTTTTAACGCCTAATCTTCCTGTTCTTGCAGGAACTAAAGCATTAATGTCTTTCATTATTTCAGTTCTTGTTACTGGTTTTTCATAAGTTGTTTCTGCAGGAATTACAGTTGATTTTCCAAGTGATCCTTGTTCTCCTTCTTTTAACTTTGCAATAATAGCAGTGGTTTCAGTTGGATATTTTTCAACTAATGCAGGATATTCTTTTAACACTTCTTGTGGCACAAGTTTTTCATCTTTAATAGCTTGTTCTATAATTTGTTCATGTGTTTTTAATTGTTCTGTTGTTAATTCTGCTACTGGTTTTTCTTTGGTAATATTATCATATTGATCTTTTGTCATTTCCCATGGTTGCTTAGTTGCTAAGTCTGTTAAATCTTTAGTAGCAGATTCTGCAGAAATCTTATCTTGTTCAAGTTGATACTTTTCTCTTGCTGTTAATTCTGTTTTTTGTACATCTGAAACAACTTTACTTTCTGGTGATCTTTTAATACTTTCCATAATTTTATTTACATAATTTTGCGTTTCTTTATATGGAGGAATGCCATTGTATTTTAATACTGCATTAGGTCCTGCATTATAAGCTGCCAATGCCTTTTCTGTATCTCCACCAAATGTTTCTAATTGCTCTTTTAAATATTTGGCTCCACCCATAACGTTACCGCGAACATCGTGAGGATTAACACCTAATCCCTCTGCAGTATCTGGCATTAATTGCATTAAACCAATTGCGCCAGTTGGAGAAACCGCATCTGATTTAAAACTGCTTTCTTGTTTCATTACTGCTGCGATTAGTTCTGGTGATACTCCATATTTTTGAGATGCTTCTAAAATTATATCTTTATAACTACTAGCTTCTGTCAATGCAGGGTGTTCATATGCTGTTGCTTTAGGTAACTCACCAGTAAAATCAGCTAAATGTAAATGTAATCCACTTCCTGTGTCATGATATAGCACTTCTCCCCATCCTGCATCAATAGCCTTTTGTTTAATCAATGCCTGTTGTTCTGGTGTTATAATCCCAACACCTAAGTCTATTGCCCTGCCGTCTAAATGATGTGACGTAGGAGATCCTCCTGATTCTGCATTGACTTCTGGTGTTCTTTTGCCAGAGGTAATAACTGGTTCTATTCCAAATTCGCTTCTTAATACCTCTCCAAACGTATTGGCAGCTACTTTTGTATTATTTTCAACCCCTACATAATCAGATGTTTCAGGACTTATTTCTAATTGTTTTGCTTGCTGTGTAGTTGTTTCTCTCTTTACAGGAGTTACTTGCTGTTCTGATTGTTTGTTTGCTCTATACGACGCTAACTCATCTTGCAACGTTACACCTTGTTCATTTACATGCGGAACAGTCTCAATAATTGGTGTACCTTCTGGTGTAACACCGGCTTGTCGCGATTCTCTTATTTTAGTTATACCTTCAATTGCACCTTTGCCCATTAATAGCGGTGGAATTATTGACATTAATCCGCTACCTGTTGTGGATATTGGTCTATTATAAAACTGTTGTCGTAAATCTGGTTGATTATACCAATCAATTGCACCTCCGACAGTGAAATCGCGTATTACTTTTTGAACACCATTCATTTTTCCATCTGCAATTTGTTTTTGGGCATTGACTTCCTCTTGTGAAAAACCTTCTTTTGGAGTTGCATTTCCATATTCATCAACATTAGCCATTGTTCTTAATTTTGCTTGCTCTACATTTCCTTCTTGATATATGTTTTTAATATCAGTTGCCATAAACGGTAATGATGCTATACCTGCTGTCTTACTAACCAAAGATAATGGCAATGCCACTGGCTTAACTGTTTGATCCATAAAGTCAGATGTTGCCTTACCTGCATATTCTACATTTGCTTTTTGTTGTTCTGGTGTTGTTTGCGCAGAAGTACCTGGACCACCATATAATTGATCTTGTGCTGTTTGCACTTCTTTAGCACCTTGAATTGCACCAATACCCCAGTTTTTAACCGTATCCCTAACATCTTCAAATGCTCTAGTAAAAAGACCTTTTTCTTCTGGTGGAGGTGTAGGTTTTGGTCTATTTGCTCTATATTCCGCTAAATCATCTGATATGTTACCCACTTACTCACTTCCTTCTGTTAGATATTTCTCCTGTATGTCTGCATCTGACCAATGCTTATCATATTTTAAATGTTTGTATTCATCCATTGTTAACACTTCCTTAGGTTTAGCGTTAGGATTAAAACCTCCACCACTAGTGAAAACCCAATAATCTGTTAACATTGCAGATGATTTATTAAAACTTTTTTGTTGTTCGTCTGTTATTTCCCCAACATCTTTAATTTTCTTTTCATATAATGCAATATTTTCTAAATGTCCTTTTAATGATTCCCTTTCAAAATTATGCCAAAATGTTTGATCTGGGGTAGGCTTTTCAAGTGCCTTAAATTTTGCTGTGGCTCGTTCTAATAATGTAATTTTTTGAGCCATTGTAACATTTGAATTATTTATAATTTTTTTAGATTCTTCTAATGTATTAGCACTCCACATTTGTGTTAATGTTGCTTCTTCTGTTTTCTTTTTATTTTCGTTATCATATCTTCGTAAATCAACAAATTTTGCCTGTAAATCAGCAGAATAACTTTTAAAGTTAGGATCTTTACCAAATGCTTTTTCCAACTCCGCCATTGCTGGTTGCTCATTTAGTCCATATTTACCTACCAATGAATCTGTTATTTGTTTAGACTTAATTGGCAATGCTTTTTTATTAATTGATTCGTTAAAAATGTTAATTGATTTTTGATCCACTTTGTCACCGTATCGGATGACTGCTCCGCGCGCTCCATTAATATCATTTTGATCTAATGCGGTTTTAACCATACCAGCTAATACACCGTCACTATATTTCTTAATGTTTTCGTTAATTGTTTCGTTAGGTAATCCTAATATCATTCCCTTAGTTGTTTGGCTTTTAATACCCATTCTTATAGCATTATCAGCTACTTCAAAATTATTATACGCGGTTGATGCTATATCTAAGTTATTTGCAGCTACCGAATCAGACGACTGTATAGCTGCAACTTTAGTTTGTTGCGACTCATGGTTCATAGTTGTATTTTGAAACGATTGTAATTGTGGTTCAATAGCTTTCATAAATGAATTTTTCTGTACATCATTAGTAAACATTTTAGATTTTTTTTCAATAATTTCATCACTTAATTTTTTAGAAGTTGCAGTAATACCTTTTGAATTTATGCCTTGTGTGTGTAGTAATCCAGTATCAGCATTATAATGCAAATCGCTTATCTCTTTTGCGCTGCTTGCCAATGCTGTTTGCACTGCTGATAAGTTATCTTCATGTTGTTGTTGGACTTGCTGATCGTTTAATTCTTTTCCGGCATATTGTAATGATTCACCTATTCCACCTAATGCTTGTGCTGTTCCTGCTCCGTATGCTGTTGGGCTAGCGGATGAACTTGCCATTACTCCAGGCAACTGTTGTGCTTGCGAAACTGGTGTATATCTCTGAACGGTAGCCATTATTTAAATCCCACCTTTTTGCGCTTGCTGTACATTTCTTGTTGCTTAGTTGCACCAGTAAGCAATGATCCTACGGCTCCCATATACCCTGCTGTTTGTGCATTGCTTGCGGATGCTCTAGCCGAACTTGCTTGGTTTTGATAATTGGTTTGTTCTGCTTGATATCCCCATGTTTGTTGTGCTGCGTTTCTACGTGTTGCCAGTGCATCAATATTACCTTGTGTGCTAGTTTCTGTCAGTATGTCCAATGGTGATCCTGTGGCTATATCTAAACCACTAGCAGATAATCCTACTTTCTGTTGACCTGCTATTTGTGCTGTTCTATTTCTAACTCGTTGCTCCTCTTGTGCTCCTGCTTGTGCTGAAATTTCTGCCTGCTTACTTGCGGTTGCAGCATTTTGCTCTGCTGCCTTTGCTTGTGCGGAATACGCATCTGATTGTGCTTGTCCCTGTGAAATGCTTGATACAGCACCAAATGCTGCGCCTAATCCTGAAAGTAATTCTGGTCCTACACACATATTTTCACTTCCTTTTCCAAAAGTTATGTACTTCAATTTGTTTTATACCTAATAAAGATACAGGTTCTATGTTAAAATCTAGCAGTTTAAGCCACTTTAATATAAAAATATTACCTTTTTGCGTATAATTATGCAAGTATCCATATTTATCTAACCATTGTTTAACTAGTTTTTTACTTAGTTTAAAAAATGATATTGGCAATGATGTTACTTCATTTGTAAATAGCATCCATAATGTAACGCCTGTGCTGTCAGGTATTAACCCAACAACACAGAACACTTTACCATCATCCATTCCAACTATGCACTCACATGAAGCGTAGAACGATTCCTTTAATGCCACTAATACATTTACATTAGCAATTGATAAAATCTCGCCTACGTCTTCTGTGCGCATTTTAGTAGCAACATACTCAATATCTTCTATTGTTGCTATTCTGCTATTCATTTTTATTATCTTTTAAATAAAACTTTTCTTGTGCGGTATGCAAAGATTCAGCATATTTATTCGCGCTTTCTGGATTACTAAACTTTCCTAAATGTTTACCTGTTTTATAGTATAAGTCTACTGCTTCTTTATCAGACATTATTTTACCATCATCGCTAACAGTTGGAATTAATATTTCTGTTTTTCCGTCATCGCTGAAACTCATAGATCTAACAGTACTAATGGACCCATCTTTATTTTTAACAATTGGTCTTTTTGATAAATCAATATTTCCTTTCTCCACAATATCACTATAATTAACATTAGGTTGACCTGCTGGAATATTTTCATAACTAGAATTTTCTATTGTTTTTTTATCAACACACATAATAATACCTCCATAATTTATCCATCAACTGTTACATGTGTAATCAGTGCAAGTAATGTAATTGGTAGCGGGTCACTCATCCTGATGCACACCCTTCCTTCTCTATTTGATGGAGCATTAATTGTTATATCCTTATCTCCACTAAATACTCTTACTGGTTCATCCCAATTTTCTTTTTCTCTGACCTTTAGTTCATACATCTTTTTAAAATCAATTCCAATGAATGCATTACGTGAATCTTCCATTCTTAATGTCGCTTGCATTATACGCTTATTTCTTGTTTGTAATGTCCCGTCTTTTAGGGGGAAGTCAACATTTAATGTTTGAATATCAGAAGTATACGGCAATCCAATATGTACTAAAGTAGCCATAAAATCTAATGTAATTATACCACCATTTACTACTAATTGCTTATGCACATTTCCATCAGCTAAAATAGATACTGTTTTTCCTTCAAGATGTGATAATCCTGTTATTGTATTGGTAGCAACTCCACTATAAGTAATACCACAATCAACAAAATAAGATTCTTCTGATTTTATATATGAATATGTTTCTCCATCATCATCTACTGAATAATAAGTAGTTGGTTCACGCTTTGCAAGTTGCTCCACATATCTTTTAGCAACTCCATCAATTGTTCTATTTACAATAAACCATACTTCGTCACGATCTACTCCTGCAATGCTTCCTACACCTTCAAATTTGCCGTCTGTTACATGTTTAGACCATCCCCATACATCTTGCTCCTTTAAGTAAGTAAACCCTAGCAATGTTCCATCATCACAAACGCACCATATAATTCCATTTGGTTCTTGTGCGTAGGCCCAATCAATTACCTTTCTGCCTTTAAATAGGTGTTCTGCAAGTATTGTTAATTCATTACCAGTATATGAGTCAGAATTGTAATCGTAACCAATGTCTCTTATTGATGATCCTTTTGCTTCTGAATAAACCATCTTATTACCTACGGTTAATGGCGTTAAGTTTGATGCACCGTAATAACCTTGTTGTACTGCTGACTGCGAACTAGGTGTAATTGCAGCATCACCGCCACTTCCTATTTTCCAGTTACCGCCAGTGGTGAATGCAATTATCTTATCTAATGATTTTAGGTTCTGAATAATATTAACCTGTTCGGCAACTAATGGTGTTGTAATGCTATCAGAATCAACCATGGGATACGATATACCAAAGTTAGTATAATCACCACTTTGTGATCCCCATAACGTCTGTGGTTGATTTGCGGTGCCACCAAACCATAATCTATTCTGAAAAAATACCACCGCGCAAGGAAAACCATTTAATCCTGACCATGCCCCTCTATAAAACAAATTAGTTGCAGAAGTAGAACCTAATTCTTTAAGTACTGTTGCTGTTGCGCTTGTACCGCTTGTTACTGCTGTTATTTTAGCTATGCCTTTACTTGTATATGGGTCAAAACTTAATGTAACGTTGCATGTTCCGCTTGTATATACTCCCATAAATGCCCTAATTAATATAATAGATTCATTTTCTGTTCCGCTTGCTATTGGATTATAGTCATCGACCGAACTATAAGTTCTTAATTTAGTCCATGTTGTGCCATTGTCTTCTGATTTTTGAACATATAAAGTTCCTTTCCATATTCCGTGAGTAATTAAATTCCATGTTCCTTGCCCTCTTACTGATCCAGTAGTTGTTGCAGAAGATAATGAAGCTGAAATAGACTGATCTTCAATATCTTGTTCTATTTTCATTAAAGATCCTATTTCTAATGAGTTAAATATTGAAGCTGTAGAGGTCAACGTCACTGTACCAGTTGTTGCGGATGGTGTTATTTTTGTTGTATCTACTAAATTAACATTTGCAAATGGTCCATCGTGGTAATTAAATGTTGTTAATGTCCAATTATCATCAGCAAAGCAAGATAAAACCATTGGTGTATGATTAGGATGTACTAAATACAATACATCTGCAGATTGTGCAAATTTAATCATGGGTAATTCAGTATCTAAATATGGGCTGACTACTTCATACGGCGTTCCCATTACCTTTATTTGCGATCCATTTGCATAGAATCTAATGTATAGATCACCAAATTCTAACATATATGTTTTTGTTGAAGACCTTTGAAATGGTATTAGTCTGCTTTTCTTTGCACTTTTTTTAGATTCTGCTATAAATTTAGTGCCTGCTCTATTTACTGCTGCGCCATGAGCCAATGCGTAAAAGTTTTTCATCGTTTTTAAACTACTTGCATACTTTGCTAAGTCTTGCCTTGCATCCATAATGGGGCTAACTTCTCCACCACTAAAACTATTTTGCATTACATGCATTGGATTAGTTGCCATGTTTTTACCTCCTAGCGTTGATATACGCTCTATCTGATCGTACTTTATTGTTATCTGATCTTTTTTGCGCTCCCTCTACTGCCCCATGAAGCATTGCAATGGATAAAGCATACTGATATTTCTGTGTTATTTCTTGCGTTCTAGTTGCACTATTGGTTAATGGCATGATCAAATCAAGTGCCAACTTATACGCCAATACATCAATAAACAACGGATCATACAACATAGGATCAACTATATTAATAGTACATTTTGCATATGCATTTTCAATGTCACAACCAATATACTTATCAATTCCACTTGTTAGCACTTCATATTCGTTTTGTATTTCTTGGTTTGAGTTAGTTCCATTGTATATTCGTCTGATATGTAAACACTCTGGTGGATATGAATACACGTATGACCATTCTTTAATATCAGATACCACCTGCGCCAACATAATGCTTTTAGTAGCAAAGTTCCACGGAAATTGTCTCAATAGAGAATCTCGTGTATATGGGTAGAATAGGTTACACTGCTCTGCCTGTGCGCTTCTTTCATCCAGTGAGTTAATGCTACCTTGCCCTATATGTGCTAATGCCAAATTACAAATATCTATTACGCTTGCCATAACTTCCTCCTAATTATAAAAATAAGGCAGGAAATTAATCCCGCCCTATTTATCTTTTATTTAATTTGCACATCAATAGAGAAGTTAATGTCTATTGTTCCTGCTGTCATTGGTCCAGTTCCTACGATGTAGTAAGCACGGATATAACGTTTTGACCCTGGGGGAATTAATACTTTTACTACTTCTGTATTTGCGGCTAATGCTGTCTTAGCAATCGGCCCGCTATCATACAATACTATTGGAGTTGTGAACGCTAAGTCGACAGACGTTTGCAATTGGATGTTCAATGTTCCTGCCCCTGCTGCAGTAAATGCCGTGCCTACTCTTGCCGTCATATACAATTCATTACCAATTGCATTTCCTGCTGCGCCTTGGTCAATAACATTAACACTTGCAGCAGTTACCGTAATAGGATTGGCTAAATCTAATTGTAATGCTTTATCAATAATCATATCTTATACCACCTTTGTTTCAGCATTGATAATTTGGTCTACACGTCTTACTGGAATACCATCAAATGCTACTACTTTTCTGCCAGCTATTTCATCCATTGTTAATTGATAGTTTGTTTTGTTAACAATCTGTCTACGTAAGAAAGAACGAACCTTTTGGTTTACATAGAATACAGGTTTACCCATTGCTTGATTAGGAAGTAATTCAATTGCTTGTGTCATAAGGTCAATCAAGTCAGCACCAGCACTAGCGTTTTTAGTTAATGCAGCAGTATCGATATTAGCAATACGAACCACATATCTCCAATCCCTTACGGTAAAACCACAATCCCACTTATAATGAGTGCGGTAACCTTGATATTTATTGCCGTTTACATCAAATAATGTTTGTTCACCAAGGTCTTGATGTTGAAAACCAGCCTTAGAACCTTTAGGGAAAATACCATGTGCAGTAAGGTCGCCCCAACATACTAAATAAATAGATGTTAGTCCAGTAGAGCCACCACCATCTAGGATATTAGCCCCACTCGGTGCAGATAACGACGAGAATCTAGGTTGCAATCCTACGAATCTTTCAGGATTAGCACTAGTATCACCATAAATTAATGATTGTCCCATGGTTTGATTCATGGATTCTAAATATGCTCTATCTTCGCCAAGTCTAAACTCGCTAGCATTGCCGTTTAAGTCAGCTAAAACTTTATCAACTTCCGCATAAGCTTCAAGCATTCCGCAAGTGTCAGTAATTTGAGTTGTTTCAGATTTACTATTAGGAACACCATAATTTAATAGTCTCCATGCTACAGTTGGTAAACCTGCTCTAATGGTTGTTTTATGACCAGTAGGTAGATTGCCCTCAATCCATAACATATCATCTAAAATTTCATTAGTTTGAGTTAATACCTCAACAATTTTATCTACCTTTCCATTTGCATCTAGGCGTTTTGCCATATCTTGCAGTGTTACTGCTGTTCCAATAGTCGCCATTTATAATACCTCCGTTTTTTTATGTATTCATACTAGGATATAGTACATCTGCTGCTGACTTAGGTGTATATTTTGTACCGCCATCAACGAATTGACCCTCTGATATCTGACTACCAATATTTTTAAACAGTGCAATCATTTGTTTGTGATTACCAAGGCCTGTGGATTTCAATACCTCGATTAACTCAGGACTGCCAAACTTACTAAGAGTTTTATTAGCTAATTCAATTTCAGCAGGTTTAAAAGATTTAGTAGATTCAGTTGCCCAATCTTCT